GTGCTATGGCAGCTATTATTTCAGAAAAATTTAGAATCTTCAATGCGAAGCAATTTCTAGAATCTTTATCAGAAGGTACGAACGATGCAGATGCAGCGCGTACCCGAATGTATTTCTTCGTTGGAAGATCTTCTAGGTGGGATGCTTACTTAGAAATTTTTAATGTAAGTGGAACATTTCAAGTTGGAGAAACTGTAAGCGGTGGTGGATGGAGTGGTGTAGTTGCTGCTGTATATTCCAACAGTTTACTACTTAATACCGTTCTACCAACTCCAACTACAACTCCGTCATTCGGAACTACTATTACTGGTGGAACTAGTGGTGCTACTTCTAAGAGTGGCACATATAGGTATGGTACTGAAGATGTACCTCCAATGCCATTAGATAATTTTTCTGAAAAAAGATCTGTATACGAAGAACTCATTGCTGCCAAGAGAGTTACTGGTCCTTTTGCTCGTCTTGTAGTTCCCCGTTATAACTGGAACCTTGCGCTGAATCCAAAGTTTGATATGTATCGTCCAAATTATTCTCCAACACCAGGTGGTGGTGGAGCTATTGGCGTTGAAACTGCACTAGGGTCTTCTTCACTATCTAATTCAAAGTTTTATGTAATGAACGCTTCATACGAAGTGTTTAAGTGTTTGTATAACGGCGAATCTCCAACGAATCCAACAGGACAAAACGCTACCTACGAACCAAAATCTCAACCAAGTGCTGGTCAAGGCACATTTGATGCTGGTACTGGTATCTACACGGAACCAGCAGCAACTGCTGGTTATGTTTGGAAGCACATGTTTACACTTCCCACAAGTGATGTTCTTGCATTCCTTTCTTCAGACTTCATGCCTATTGCCTCAGTATCTGATACATCAAGAACTGCAGTTGAAGCACTTGCAGTTGATGGATCTATTAATGTATCAGTAATTCGTGATGCAGGAACTGCACTACCTGCTTCCACTACATTATATACTGCTGTTCAGGGTGATGGCACTGGAGCAATTGTTAAATTTGAAACTAATGGTTCTGGAACTATTACATCTACAGAAGTAGAAGCGAATGGCAGCGGTTACTCATATGGTAACGTCATTATAGAAACTGGATCTGTATTTACAGATAGTGGTCTCACAGCAGCTGCTGGTGCATTTGCAGGAACTGCTTCAATTGAAGCAATTATCTCTCCAGAAGGTGGGCATGGATCACACGCAGAAGATGAATTCTTCTCCAAGCGTGTAATGACCAATATTCGTTTGACTTATGATGAAGGGCAAGGAGATTTCCCTGTAGATAACGATTTCCGTCGTATTGGTATTATTCAAGATCCTTATGAGTATGGCACTACTACATTTGCATCTGCAAGCACACTTCGTGGTACAAATGTACTAAAATTAAATGGTGCGACTGCAGGTTATGTTGCAGATGAAATGATTACTCAAACTGTAACTGGAGGAACTGCAAAAGGAACTGTAGTATCTTGGGATGCAACAAACGGTATTTTGAAGTACTATCAATCAGCATCTCTGCATACTGATGGCGGTAAAATTCTAGCATTTGAATCAAATGCATCAAATGCAGTTGTTGGCAGCACTTCTTCAGCGTCGGGAACGGTTGATACTGCACAGGATGCAGTTCTTTCTGATATCTCATTTACTGGTGGTCTTGCATCCCCAGAATTAGAACCAAACTCAGGAGAAATCGTATACATAGAGAACAGAAGAGAAATTACTAGAGCTCCTGACCAAATTGAGGATATTAAGCTAGTAATTGAATTCTGATTAGTTGACTTAGAGATCGTGCGAGATGCCCCAAAAGACTAACCTGAACGTAGCTCCATTCTACGACGATTTTGACCAAGAGAAAAATTTCTATAAAGTTTTAATCCGTCCTGGATATTCTATTCAGGCAAGGGAGTTAACTCAGTTACAATCTATTCTACAGAATCAGATTGAACAGTTTGGCAAGTACGCTTTTAAGCAAGGCGAACTTGTCATTCCCGGTGAGGTGGGTTTAAATACCAAACTTAACTTTGTTAAGTTGTCTTCTATTTCAGAAATTCCTGTAAATCAGGATGGGCAAATTGTATATAAAAAATACGATGCTAGTGGTCTTAAAGGGCAAACTCTTAGAGGTTTGACCTCTGGTGTCGTAGCAACTGTTATAGAGGCATTCACGGCGTCTGAGACTGCTTCTGATGTCATCTATGTAAACTATACTAATAGTGGTGATGCAGGAAACGAAGAAACTTTCCGACAAGGTGAAACACTAGAAGTAGTAGATGGAGTTAACACACCATTATTAGTTGTTGGAACTGATGGTAGTGTTCTTCCGACAAGTATTGAAGTAACTAATCCTGATACTTCGGAAGTTACATCCCTAGAAAGTCCCGCTATGGGATATGCTTCTGCTATAAAAGTAGAAGAAGGAATTTATTTTGTTAATGGGTATTTTGTTAGAAATGATACTCAGTTGTTAGTCATTGATAGGTATTACAATAAACCATCAGCAAAAATTGGATTTAAGATTGTTGAAAGTATTGTAACTCCAGAAGAAGATGAATCTTTATATGATAATGCTATTGGGTCTAATAACTATACTGCTCCAGGAGCACATAGACTTCAAATTGTATTAAACATTGTAAAATATTCTTTATCTGAAATTACAGATAAGAATTTTATTCAACTTCTTACAGTTCGTTCGGGAGTTGTACAGAGTATTGTATCTCAAACGGACTATAATTTACTAGAACAGACTCTTGCGAGAAGAACTTATGATGAGTCTGGAGATTATGTAGTTGATAATTTTTCATTAGATATTCGCGAATTTTATCAGGAAAATGGTAATCTGGGTGTTTATGGTCAAGATGAATTTGGATTAGTTAATGGTTTAGAATTACAAGCAGCAAAAGAAAAACTAGTTGCTAGTATTGGACCAGGAAAAGCATATATCAAAGGATATGAAATTGTTAATAAGGAAACTAAGTATCTTAATGTTGGCAAAGCAAGAGAAACTTTAAATAGGGAAGATATTAGACTCAATACCAAAGGTCTACCTACTTATAAGGTAACAAATACATTTGGAACGATTCCATTAAATGCAGAAGGTTCAGAACTGACTGCATATCCTAATATTTTTCTGTGTAGTAATTTTAATGATGGTAGTATTGGATCAAACAATACAGAAGAAACTAATGATTCAAAACAAACATTAAGTCGTAGAGGACAGTTTTTTGATGTAAATTCTGGTATTAAAACCATTTACATTAATATTGACACATTCTATGCAAATACATATTCAACTTTAACAGATGCTAATTTTGAATCAGTTTTAGGAACCTTATGGTTTGTACAAACAAGAACTGATGTTGGAGAACCATCTGTAGTAAATTCTGTAAAATCTTTAGCATTTTCAAAAGTTAATAGAATTGAAGTCAATTCAAGTACTGGAGTAACATTCTTAGAACTTACTATTACAGGAAGAAAAGATTTACTAGATTCTTATTTCTTGGAGTATGATACTTCAGCAGGATCAAATTATAGGGAAGTTTATTTAACTGAAAATGATGCAATTAATGGTTCTACACCATTTGGAACTGTTATTGATTATAATGAAACAATCACTCCGGTAATTGGTCTTGCTAAACCAAGTAATTTTACTTTAATTGAAAGAGGATCTGGATTTAATGAAGACTCGGATTCAGTAGTTTCTAAAGGTAGATTATCAAACGGTAATGCTGTATATAATACTACATTCGGATTATCATATTTTGATCCTCAGTTCTTTACTAAAATTTTGTTAGACGAAGAAATTGTTGCAGATGGTAGATTTGCATCCGGTAAGTATGTTTATGGTTTAGAAAGTGGTGCTTATGGAGTTGTAGAAGGTCCATCTGATGGTAAGTTTACAACTAATAAAACATTAATGGTTAAGACTCTTTTCGGTAACTTTATGTCCGGAGAGACTATTAGAGATGAAGATAACAACTCAGTGAGAGTTGCAAAAGATAATACAATTTCACATTTCGTTGTAAACAATAGAGGTTCTAATTATGTTAATGGATCAAAATTAAGAATTGATGGTGTTGAATTTGATTCATCTAAAGTAACTTTAAGCATTGCAAGTGGTGCTATCATAAGTGCAGTTGTTTCCAACAGAGAACTATTCAAAAAAGAATATGCAAAACCTCCTGTCATCAATGTAATTCAAGGAGACGGTGGAGGTAATCCTACTGCGTCGGTGATTACACCAGTTCTTGTTAGAAATTCAGTAGTTACATATACCCCACAAAATGTTAAATCATTCTTCTGTGAGTATGGATCAGGAAATGCTAATAAATTTACTTCTGATGTAGAAGTTAATAAAGAAAAATTTGCAGAAATTACATCTATTACTAATTTTACTTTTAGTGGCACTAAAGGAAGGAAGTATATTGAATGTAATGGATTTGGTGGAGATGCAACTAAATTTGTTAATCAAGGAGATTTGATTCAATTTTCGGATTCTACAGATACTATCATTAGATCAATTGTACAATATTCAACAAAACCAGAAGGTGTTTTAAAATCAAGAGTTTATCTTGATAGATCTTTACCACAAGATGTAAGTAATAGTAGTGTTGTTAGAGTTCGTCCTTCTATTTCAAACTTCAATCAAGGAACGTTACTTTATAAAACTGGATCTAATCAAGTAAGTTCTATCGTAGTAGATAGCGAAGATTCAAAAATTGCTTATTTCTTAAGAAGAGATTTTGTTGCTACTGGTGTTGGTGGCGCAGGAGTAATTACTTTTGCTGCTCAACTCCCATTTGGAACACAGAGATTTGTTTCATTCTCAGAAGGTAATTTCTTAATTACTGTTTTGGATCCTGGTGATGCTCCTGATATTGTAGAAGGTGATATCGTTTATGTTACACAAGATCAAGTTGTAATTAAAGCATCAAGCGATTCTGCTAGTGGATTAACTTCTGGTAGTGTAATGCTAAATCTAGCAGAAACATATTTTGGATCAATTCCTAGTGGTGGTGCATATCCGACTCTAAAATTAACTGCTACATTAGAAGTAACCAAAGCAAAACCAAGATTAAAAACTGCGGTAGTCAATAAGAGAATTGTCATTGATTCCCCTGGAGACATGATCATACCTTTTAGAGGAAGTGATTATGATTCTGAGAGTCTTGCCATTTATAGTTATGCTGATGTATATAAGTTAAGATATGTCTACGAAGGATCTTCTTCGGAACCTCCAGTTGTTGATAGAAATGGAAATCTTGTCAGTGGAATAGATGTATCTAATAGATTTACATTTGACGATGGTCAGAGAGATACAGTTTATGATGTTTCTCGTATTGTATTAAAACCAGGGTTTAATCCTCCATCTGGACAGATGGTAATTGCGTTTGATTATTTTGAACATACCAAAGGAGATTTTTGTACAGTTGATTCTTACCTCCATGAAGCAGGTGTAGGACCAGAAGAGATTCCTTCATTCAACTCACCAACGTTAGGTAAAATTTCATTAAAAGATGTTCTTGATTATAGACCTAAAGTAGATAACGATTCTATTATTTCTGGATTCCAGGATAATGCTTTATTATCAGCTGCTAATACTAGATCTTTCACAGGAACTGGTGGAGTTATTACAAGTACTCCCGCCCCAGATTCTAATTTAGAGTTTACATTCTCATTTACTCAAACTCAATATCTTGATAGAATTGATGCATTATTCCTTAATAAAAAAGGTGAGTTTATTATTAAAGAAGGTAACTCTTCTCTAAACCCAACAAAACCAGATTTAATTAGTGATGCAGTACCTTTGTACTATATGTACGTACCTGCATTTACACAAAGCAGTAAAGATGTAAGAATTACTCCTGTTGATAACCGTCGTTATACGATGCGTGACATCGGTAAGTTAGAGAAGCGTATTGAACGTCTTGAATATTATACACTATTAAGTGTATTAGAACAGCAAGCATTAAATATGCAAATCATTGATGCTGCCGGTGTTAATAGATTTAAGAGTGGATTTATCGTAGATAATTTTGAAACTCATAAAATTGGTTCATTACAGTCGCTTGATTATAAGTGCTCTATTGATACTCAGCAATCTGTTATGAGACCTCAATCAAAAGAGGATTCTTTCACTTTAGTTGAGGTTAATCAGCGAGATGACCAGAGATCTATTTCTGGTTATGTTAAAAACAATGATCGTGTCACGTTACCATATTCAGAATTAGAATTATTGGGTAATAGTTTTGCTACAAAGACTATTAATCCAAATCCATTTGTTGTCCTACAGTACGTTGGTGATGCATTTGTCGGACCTAATGTAGACTCTTGGTATGATACAAGTGTTGCTCCATTGGTAAATGACAATAACACAAATCTATATTCAATTTTCTTAGCAAAAAATGAATTAAAAGATGCATTCTCAAGTATCTATAATTCGTATAAAGTTAACTGGTTAGGTGCTAGTAGGTCGTTCTTTAATATTACATCATTCTCTGATGTTAATAGTAGCATATCGGATTCTTCTGTAACAAGTGCTTCAGTTGGAAGTTCTTCTAATATCAGTCCAGAAAATAACGAAATTGGAAAAGGTATTTCTACTAAAGGTGTAGGAAACAATGTTATCTCAACTTCTTTGTCTTTCTTTGCTAGAAGTATTCCAGTTAAATTTAACATTAATAGATTGAAACCAAATACAAATATTTCAGTCTTTATGGAGAGTAGAGATATTTCCCGTTGGGTTAATCCAGATTTTAGATATACTGGTATTGCAGGAAATTCTTTATCATCTTTTAATAGTCAAGTTAAAACTGATGAAAATGGTAATGCTAGTGGTATTATTTTAATTCCTGCTGGTCTTCCTCCTAGAGAAAATGCAACATGGACTGGTGACACCAAAACAGTTGTATATGATGCTGATGCTGATGAAATGAGATTTTCAACAGGAGTAAAGACTATTAGATTTACATCTAGTTCTACTGATGCACCTAAAGATGAAGTGGATTCATACGCAGAAGTTAAGTTTTATGCAACAGGTCTTCTTCCAGAAAATCCATCTTCAATTATATCAACTACTCCTGCATTCTTTAAATCAAATGAAGGAATTCAAGTTACTGATAGTAATACTGAAAATCCAATTAAACCAAATCCACTTGCCCAAACATTTAACGTAGAAGGATTTGAAGGTGGTGTATTCGTAACTAGTTTAGATCTGTTCTTCTCGGCAAAAAGTAGTACTATTCCACTGAGAGTCTATTTGACTGATACTCAAAGTGGTAAACCAGGAAAAAATATTATTCCTGGAACTCAAAAAATTCTAAATCCAGAAACTTATTTGAGAGTTTTTGCGAGTGAAACTTTAACTATTACTAAAGATGAAAAGGTAGTTGGATCTTCTTCCAATGCATCTGGTCCTATTTCAAAAGTATTTGACAAAAATAATACCGCAGTTAATCCTTCAACAACAGGAGTATTTACTTTAACTAATGACCAAGTTTATACTTTAGTCTTAAGTAATCACAACGGTAAATTATTTAAACCAGATGAACTTCTAGAAGTTCCATCTATAACAGAATCTAATAATACAAATAACAAAACATCAACTTTAAAAATTACCAAAGATTCCGGAAGAGTTACAGATTTAAAAGTTAAGAACACTGGATCAGATTACGATTCTGCAATTTTAACTATTGAAAGTCCTCAATTGCCAGGTGGTGGTAATTCAACTGCTACAGTTAGAGTTTCTGGTGGTAAGGTTTACCATACTGAAATTGTACTTCCCGGATCAGAATACACCGAACCTCCTGCAGTTATTATTAATGGAACTGGAACTGGTAATGCTGGTGCTGAAATTGAGTCATTTATTACTATTGATAGTCCCGCAGTTCGTATGGGTATTGCTATTGATGAAGATGGAGTAACGGAATCAACTACTCCAACAAACTTTAAATTTGATTATCCAGTATATCTAGAATCAGATACCGAATACTCTTTGGTTGTAGAAACGGATTCTACAGATTATCTTATCTGGGCGTCTAAGTTAGGTGAAACTGAAATTGCTACTAGTACTACAGTAACAACTCAACCTGCTCTAGGATCATTATTCAAATCTCAAAATACTAATAATTGGGTTGAAGATTTATTTGAAGATGTTAAGTTTAAACTTAACCGTGCAGAATTTGATACTTCAAGAACCGCATCTTTATTACTTACAAATGAAGATTTAGGATATGAAAAATTAGAAATTAATAGTGTTGAATCTAATGCAGAATCAAATACTTCTGCTACATCAACTCTGTTTAAGAATAATAATTTCATTCTTAAAATAAATCATCCGGATAATGGATTTGATTCCGATAAAAAATCATACGTATTTTTTAAAAATTGTTTAGATGTTGGTGGAGTTGCTGCTTCACAACTTAATAGTAGACTATATCAAGTTCAAAATACGGGTATAGATTACTATAACATTTTCTCTAGTAGTAGATCTTCGTCAAATGCTTTTGGTGGAGGAGATTCCATCTTAGCATCATATAACAGAAAATTTGAAAAGTTACATGCAGTAGTTCCTTTCTTATCTTTTGGAAGTACAGAAGTTACCAGTTTTGTACAAACAACTAATGTTTCTCCAGTAGATGATAACGTTAATACATTTACTTCATATAGTCAAACTGGTTATGAAAAAACATTCTTGAATGAAGATATATTCTTTATCAATCAAAAGTTAATTGCTTCAAGAGTAAATCAAATTATTAATAATCTAGATAGGTCTCTTACATATAAAATGGATCTTTCAAGTTCTGTTTCTCATCTATCACCTATCATAGATCTATCTCGTTCCACCGTCAAAACTATTACAAACAAAGTAGAAAATGCGACAGGTTCTGAAGATAGATTTGGAAGAAAAAATCAAATCTTAGAATTTTATCCAGTATATAATTTTATTGTTTCTGGAATTGATACCACTACAGAAATTATTCAACCAAATCAAACTATTGCTGGATCAACAACCAATGCATCCGGTGAAATTATTAAAGTTGCTGGTACTACAGTATATGTCAAGTTAAAAACTACTAATGCATTTACTCCAGGTGAACAATTAAGTTTTTCAAATCAAACTTTTGCCGGAACTACTACAGTAGCTTTGTCGGGTGCATCTAAAGAAGTATTCCAAATTCCTAATATAATTGTTCCTCCAACATATGTAACAGCAAGAAACCCATCAGTTCTTGCTGATACTTATGACAATAAAATTACAGGAAAAATTGTTTTATGGAATGAGAAATCTGGTGAATTAACCGTAGTTAATGATAAACAACCAATTTCTGATGATTACATAGGAAAGATTATTGACTCTGCAGCATTTACAAGAAATGCCTCAGTTGATGCTCAAAATGAAGACATCTTTAGAGTTGGAGATATTTTATCATATCAAGATCAACCAAATGACGAATATAATTTCATTGAAATTTCTAAAATTACATATTCAAATGGTACGGATTATGTTTCTGATACTCAATCAAAAAATAGTTCTAGTGTTGCCAAATATGTAACTAAAGAAATTGCCATTGAAAATCCGGGAACATCAATTGATGTTAAGACTACTGTAAATGTGTCTGACATTGAAAATATTAAAATTCTTTATAGAATTAAAAAATCTTCTTCTCAAGAAAATTTTGATGATATTGAATGGGTATATTTCAATGAAACTGGAAATCCTGATGTAGATGTAATTGCATCTTCAGAAAACTCTATTAGTAGTATTTCAGAAAAACAAGATTCATATCAAGAGTTATCATATAGTATTGAAGATCTCCCCGAGTTTTCTTCATTCGCTATCAAGATCGTAATGAAGTCTAGTAATCCAGCATATGTTCCTAAAGTTCAAGACTTAAGAGCAGTAGCTTCTTATTAAAATGAAACACATAAAAGTTAAAAACGAAGATCACTTATACCGTGATTCTAGTACAGGCGCGATCATAAATACTGACAGATCTTCCTTTGAAAAATATAAGAAGTCTAGAAATAAGTTTCGTAATATGGAACAGGAATTAGACTACGTGAAAAATGAGGTCGGTGAAATTAAATCCCTACTGCACCAGTTGCTGAAGTCCAATGGTTCTTAGAAATGTAGCTAAAACTTTCAGTCTGGAACAGCAAAGACAAGAGATTAACTTGCTTGCTGCTGATCTACACGCCCTCAGTGGTATTTCTGAAACTGATCCAGTATTTACAGCATCTGCAGCTTCGTCTGTAACTGCACAAAATATTAGTGATTGGAATTCTGCATATCAGTTTACCTCAAATTTTCAAGAATCCGATCCTATATTTACAGCATCTGCTGCTTTTGCAGTAACTCATTTAAGAATTGCTAATTGGGACAGTGCATTTCTATGGGGTAATCATGCTCAAGAAGGGTACTTATTAAAGTCCACTATCAATATTTCTGATAATCAACCAGGAAATCCATCTAATGGTGAACTTTGGTGGAAGAGTGATAGTGGTGTATTGAAAGTTTATTATGAAGATGGTGATACAAATCAATGGGTAGATGCTAGTCCTACCGCTGCATCCGCTACTAGCGCAAAAGTATTAACAGCAGATGTACCTCCTGCAAATCCAGTTAATGGTGATTTGTGGTGGAAGAGTGATAGTGGGACATTAAAAGTATATTTTGCAGATTCTGATAGTAATCAATGGGTTGACGCATCTCCGGCAGGAGGAATTACTGCTACAGGCGGTTCTAGCGTACCACAGATTCAAGATCTTACAGGTACTACAGCATCACTCGCTGATGACGCAACAGCAGAACTAAATATTACAGGTTACAAAGCATATTCATTATTTAAGATTGAAGTTGACGCAGCGGCATGGGTCAGAGTATATACTGATGATACTTCCAGAGATGCTGATCAAACCAGAAGTGAAGGAGCAGATCCTTCTCCTGGTAGTGGTGTTATTGCTGAAGTAAGAACTACTACAGCAGAATCTATACTAATTACTCCTGGTATTATGGGATTTAATAATGATAGTCCTAGAACAACTACAATTTATCTTTCAGTAACAAATAGAAGTGGTGGAACATCCACAGTTACAGTAACATTAACAGCACTACAGATCGGAGAATAATTAAATGTCAGTTTTAAAATCAGTTGTTGATGTTAACAATGGCAACTCTGGGTGGACAAAACAAAATTTAAAGGAGACCACATAAAGGATTACAGTATCCACGTGGATATTATAATAAATAAGATTAGCAGATAGTCTGGTTTAGAAATGGCAATTAATTTCCCATCAACTACGGGACAAGCAACTGATGGGTCTTTTACCCACGTAGTTGGTTACGTTACTTATAAATGGAATGGAGTTAGTTGGAACGCTTCTGCTAGTGGTAATATATCTGATATTAATGAGATCGGAAATGTAGATACAACTGGTTTAGCAACTGGTGAATTTTTTGTGTATGATGGAACCAATTGGTCTCCAAACGACGGCATTGTATACAACACTGGTACTTCAACTGGACTTCACCCACAGTACCTTGTAATAAAAGATAGTACAGGATTAGGATTTGGAACTGGACATTCCGGTGGAGATCCTGATGTTTTCTTTGACTGGACTTCAAGTGGTACAACAGGAAGTTTAACTATTGCACCCAATACTTCTACTATTGCAACATATGATGTTTATCTAAAAGGTAGTGGGAGTAATGGCGGAATATCAATCCTCAATAGCGGCGCAGTTGAGTTATATTATGGATCTAGCGGAAAAAAATTAGAAACTTCCGCACAGGGTATTAATGTTACTGGTAGGATTGCTGCTGAAAGTTTGAGTCTTGATGTTGGTGGTAGTATTACTGCAGCAGGAACTACTATTGACTTTCAAAATAGTACCATAAGCTTTAGTGGTGCAAGTATTGGTGGACTGCAAGGTACTATCAACGGTTGGGTTGATACACATTTAAATCAATCAGGACCAACTGACGGTAATGTTCTTTCGTGGGATACTTCTGCAAACGGAGGTAATGGTGATTACGCTTGGGTTCCCCAATCTGGTGGTACAGGATTAACAAAAGAACCTGCATATGTTACGACTACTCCTATTAGTTCTGATTCTACCTTTGATCTTGCTAATGGAAACGTACAGTTTAGAAATTCTACTGCACCAGGTGGAATCAATGCTGCTGCCGCTCTGACATTTGGTGGGTCAAATATAAATACTTTTATGGCAGTCAATGATGTACTTACATTTACTATCATATGTACTGGTGCTGCTGGATCTTATTTTAATGGTTTGACCATTGACGGCTCTACCCAAACAGTTAATTGGGCAGGAGGGTCAGCACCAACTGATGGTAGTGCGAAAGATATGTATGTCTTTACTATTGTGAAAACTGCAGCAAGCACTTATACTGTTATTGGTAATCAAACTAAAACTGCTTAATGGCAGATAAAAAAGGAAAAATTCAAGATAAAAAAGATAAAGAAAATGCCCAAAAACAATAAATAACACGGAAGGAGCATTTTAGAAATGGCAATCAATTTTCCTGCAACCTCAGGGCAACCAACAGATGGTAGTTATACACACACTGTTGGTAACATAACATGGTTATGGGATGGAATTACTTGGAGATCTGGAGTCTCTAGTAGTACAAGTGAATCTGACCCAATATTTACTTCTTCCGCTGCAGGTAGTATTACTTCAACACACATTGCTAATTGGAATGCAGCATACAGTTGGGGAAATGGTGCCTCAGTAACAACATCAGATACTGCACCTACATCACCCAGTGATGGAGATCTTTGGTGGCAATCCGATACTGGATATTTAAAAATATATTACAATGATGGAGATTCAACCCAATGGGTAGATGCTAGTCCTGAAGGTACTGGATCAGGTGGCGGTGGCGGTGGTATTTCACTATCAAGTTTATCTGTTACTAGTAACTCTGTTGGTACTGCTGCACTAACATACAATAATGCTAATGGAGTATTTTCATATACTCCACCAGATTTATCAGCATATCTAACCTCGCTTGGTGATGCTGCTGGTGTTACTACTGCTAAGATAACTAATTGGGATACTGCATATGGATGGGGTGATCATGCTAATTCTGGTTATCTGACATCATATACAGAAGTAGATACACTTGATACTGTAACTGGTAGAGGTGGTACTACTACAAACGATATTAATGTTGGTGGACTTACTACTGATGATATTGAACTTTTTGGACAAGACGGTGTTGGTGCTTCTCAATTACAGTTAAAAATATATCATGATAGTTCAGGAGGCAACGATACCATCATTGAAAAATCTGGTAATGGTAACCTTTCTCTCAAAGCAAATCAATTACTTGTTAAAAGTAGTGACGCTAGTGAGTATTTACTAACAGCAACCGAGAACAGTTCTGTAGAACTTTATTATGATGGTGTTAAGAAACTAGAAACCACTTCTGCTGGTGCCACAGTAACTGGTGCTCTTACTGCTGGTGGTTTAACTTATCCAACTACCAATGGAACTAGTGATCAAGTATTGTCTAGTGATGGCGCAGGAAATGTACAATGGGTTGATCAATCAAGTGGACCTACAGGTCAGATTTATAGTATAGCAGTAACAGCACCTGCAGTAGGTAATTCATGGTATGATTTAAGCGGTATTGATAGATTAGGTAGCGTTTCTGGTAGTAATGCATCTATCATTATTAATGAAGGAGATACTATTGAATTTCTTTTAGATAGTTCAGTTACTAATCATCCATTTTATATAAGAGATACTGCCGGTGGTGCTTCTGTTAGCAACCCAACAGCTTCTATTCAAGGTGCTACATCAGGACAAGTATCTTGGACACCACAAATAATTAGTGGAGGATCTGCTGGATCATATGTTTATGAATGTGGTATTCATTCTGCTATGGCAGGAATAATTACTGTTCGTGCCAGAAATACTCCCAATGAAATTGATACTCTTGATACTGTAACTGGTAGAGGTGCTACTACCACTAATACATTGTCAGTAGGATCTATAAGTGATTCAATAGGTCCACTAAGAAGACTTGGTGTTGAAGTTAAGAGTGCTGCTTATACATTAGTTGCTAGTGATGCTGGTAAAATGATTGTTCAGGCAGCTGCATCACAGAGCATAAATGTTCCTATTGGATTTACTGCTGGTGATATGGTTACAATAGTAAATCAAACTGTTGGTAATATAACCATCTTACAAAGTACTGGACTTACTTTATATAATACTGCTGATGCTTCTACTGGTACTAGAACTTTATCTCAACGTGGAGCATGTACTATTGTGTATACTGATGCTAATACTGCATATATTTCTGGTTCGGGGTTAAGTTGATATGATGCAACAAATGTTAGCCGGTGGACATACTCCCTTAAATGATTACGGACAAATAGGATATACAAATCCCGGAACTTATACTTGGGTAGCACCAGCTGGTATTACAAGTGTTTGTGCTGTTTGTGTAGGTGGTGGTGCTGGTGGAGATAATGGGTGGGGTACTAATTCCGGTGGAGGCGGTGGTCTTGGTTGGAAAAATAATATTCCTGTAACTCCTGGTCAGTCATATACTGTGGTTGTTGGTGATCATGGGACTGGTGCAGGTCAGGACTACAGTTCTGGTGAGGGAACAGCAGGCGAAGATTCATACTTTATTAGTTTAACTACAGTAAAGGGCGGTGGAGCAACTATATCTGGTACTGGTGGTGGTTATGTTGGAGATGGTGGTGGCAATGGTGGAAGTGGTGTAACAGCAAATAGTGGCAACGGCGGCGGTGGTGGCGGCGCAGGTGGATATTCAGGTAACGGAGGAGACGGATCAGGCGCTGGTGGCGGTGCAAGTGGAAGCGGCGGTGGCGGTGGCGGTGGTGCTAAAGGTGTATATGGTGCTGCTAGTGGATCAGAAGTATATGCCGGACGTGGTGGTGGTGTAGGAATAAACGGAGAAGGGGCAAGTGGTGCTGGTGGTTTAGATTCTGATAATAATAGAAATGGCATAGCAGGATACCAGGGTTCGGGTGTTCTATATGGAGGAGGAGGATCTATGGGTCCTCAAGTAAATCTAGGTCAAGTTTTTGGAAGAGGAGGATCTGAAGGAGGTCATGGTGCCGTAAGAATTATTTGGGGACCTGGAAGATCATTCCCAACAGATGAACCCACCATTAACATTACCTCTCCATATAATACTGTTGCATATAATTCAACAATGGTCATATATTTTGACCTGTCGGAAAATTCTACAGATTTCGCAATCGGTGATATCACTGTTACTAATGGTTCCCTTTCTAACTTTACTGGTAGTGGTGTCTCGTATAGTGCTCTGTTTACCCCGGTCGCAACTATTGGTGCTACTGCAACTATCTCGGTTGCGTCAAATTCATTTTCGGATGCTCAAGGAAACTTTAATATAGATGGTAATGACCCCAATAATTCTATAGACATTAATATTGTTGCAAACCCTGTAGGGCAACAAGCATATACATCTCCAGGAACTTATACTTGGGTAGCACCAGCTGGTATTACAAGTGTTTGTGCTGTTGCTGTTGGCGGAGGAGGAGCAAGTGGAACTCAAGGTGGTGGAGGCGGTGGTCTTGGTTGGAAAAATAATATTCCTGTAACTCCAGGATATAATTACGCAGTTGTTGTTGGTTCAAGTGGACAAGGTTCATATTTTGGGGCAGCGGCGAGTAATTCTTATGCCAGTGGAGAAGGTGGAGGTGCTGGTAGTGATACTACTACGAATACTGCTGGTACTGGTGGTGGTTATTATGGTGATGGTGGCGGAAATGGCGGAAATGGGTCACTCTCTCATGATGGCGACTATTGGGGTGGCGGCGGTGGTGGAGCTGGCGGTTACTCTGGTAATGGTGGTAATGCTGGTGGATATACTGGTGGCAGTGCCGGTGCTGGCGGTGGCGGTGGAGGAGGAGCTGCACATCACTCCACCGATAGTAATGACACCCAAAGAAAAGGTGGAGGTGGCGGTGGCGTTGGTATCTTAGGGCAAGGTTTTAATGGTGCTGGTGGAAATAGTGGCGCTGCCGGATGGGGTGGTGGAGGTGGTGGTAATGGATCTGGTGGTACTGGAGTAACTGATAGTGAAACTCATTATGGTGGACCTGGTGGATCATATGGTGGTGGAGCTGGTGGAGCTAACCATAATTCTGGTCGTGCTGGTGCGACTGGTGCAGTAAGAATTATTTGGGGATCTGGAAGAGCATTCCCAAATACTAATACAATAGACCAGTAACCCTATAAATATGATTATAATCATGTTTAATAATTATGGATTCTACAACTCTTAAAGCTGAATTTGAAGGTCAACTCAAAGATGCAGAAGCAAAAATTGCTCAAGCAGAAGAGCAACTTAATAAATTGAAAGAATATAAAATTAAGTTGGTTGGTGGTTTAGAAACTCTAGATCTACTTTCAAAAGAAGAAACAAAAGAAGAATGATTCCATCATGGCAGCAATCCCACTAAATCTATTACTGGAGAAAGGAACGGACTTTGATGCCACCTTTAATATCCAGAATGAAGATAACACAACTCCTCTTAATCTGACTGGATATACAGCAGATGCTAAGATGCGTCGTAGTTATTATTCAACAACTTCTACAGATTTTACTGTTGGGTTTGTTGATCGTTATAATGGAATTTTAAAAATTTCAATGACTAATGCAGCAACAGCAGCATTAGATCCTAGACGTTATGTTTATGATATTGTATTGACATCCCCACAAGGAATAAAAACTAGAGTTATTGAAGGTATCTTAGAAGTAACACCAGGAGTTGTTTGATGCCTAACTACAATATTTCAGTTAAATCATCAAACTATAATGTACTTTCTGATCCTCAGAAAAAATACAATGTAGGTGTTAACTATGAGATTCCTAGTAAGTATCTACAGTATGGTAATGAAATTCTTGATACTACAAACTGGGTATTTGATGGTGTCACGACAGATTATCCGTTAATTGATCAAGCAGGAGATGCATATACTCCTGTCAATGATCAGCAATTAATCGTTGCTGTTAATGGATTGGTTCAAGTTCCAGGAATTGATTATACTATTAGTGGTACAACTATTATCTTTAATACTGCACCAACTGCAGGAGATACGGTATATGTTGTAGGACTTTCCACAACAGCTGATTTAACAAGAACAATTAATTTTGTTATTGATTCTGGGTCCGCACCATTGTCTTCTGGTATTAAAGGAGAAATGACATTAGATGTTACTGGAGAGATTCAATCTTGGACTATCATTGGTGACCAAGATGGTCAAATTCAACTAGACATCGGAAAAGTTGACTATGCAAATTTTCCTAATTTTGCATCTATATGTGGCACTGAAAGACCACAGTTAGGAGATATTACAAGTAACTCAGTCCAAAGAAAAAATACAAATACTACAATTTCATCTTGGAACAAAGCATTAAATGCTGGAGACCTTTTACAATTTGAAGTTGTTTACGCTATAAATATACAGAGGTGTATGGTTTCTATGAAACTGGCACTATAAGCTTTGTATAAATAACAATATCATAGGTAAGATATCCAAGGAGATCGTTTAGATGGCACTTCTAGTCACAGACCAGGGTGAAATTGATTCGCTACGTACACTACTGAACGCGACTCATAAAATTCCCAGGAACTTAGTTCTAAAACTATACACCAGTAATACCACCCCTGCTGAATCGGATGTTCCATCAGTAGCAAATTACTACGAACCATACGATGCCAGCAACTCTGCTGGTTATGGTGTATCCCCTTCTACGGGTTACCCAGACGTAATTAACAATCGTACTGAAGAAGATCAAGACTTCACCGAACAGTATGGTATCCTTCTCAACGGTAACCGTTGGGATATTGGTACAACTTTAAATGCAGTTGCAACAGGAAGAACTGCCACAGGAACTTCTGGAACCTATGCAATTACAGTTAATGATGCTTCTGATATTAAAAAAGGAGACTATGCAGAAGGTGCTGGTATCCCTACAAACACCTATGTTGTTGATATCCAAGGTCTAGATTTAGAGTTGAGTCAGCAATTGACTGCAAGTATGAGTACAACTGCAGTATCATTTGGTCGTGGTAGAACGACTGCTTCTTACCCTGAGCAAGTTTTCACATTCAGTTCTGCTGCTGGTAGCGTTTACGGATATTACCTATCTCGTGCAAATAACATGCCTGTTGCTTTACAAGGCGTAGTTGATGGTGGTAGTGTTGCTGCCGGATCTCAAATTACTAAGTCTGGTTGTAAAGGTGTTATTGGTAATAACTATGTTAACCTTCTTGATGTTAATGTAACTCCAACAATTACTTCTGGTGTTTCCGGAACGTATGAAATTGCAGTTGACTCCGCAACTGGTGTTGCTATTGGTCAGAGAGTTACTGGTACTGGTATTGCAGCACAAACTCGTGTTGTTGGTATTTCAGGAACATCAATTTACCTAGACAAAGCACTTACTGGTGCTGCTTCTGGTACTGCAACATTCCAAGTTAATGTCGCAGAAAATCTAACTGTTGGCATGGCAATTTCTCAAACTGCATCTCCAAATGGTATTGCTGCAACAACAACTATTGTTGGTATTGATCTAGAAACTAAAACCGGTGAAATCGGTCCTCGTGTATATCTAAGTGAATTGCTAGTTGATAACATTCAGGTATCTAACGGTAATGACGCAATTTTATATGACTACTCTATTGTCACTTCAGACCCCGGTGGCAGTGCTTTAGATCACAATCTAAATCCTGGCGATGTTATCTACATTGCACAAGGTTCTAGTAGCTCTATCCCTGCTGCACACTACACCGTATTTGAGACTCCAACGTCATCAACATTTACCACAACTCCTGCTTTATCAGGAACTGGTGATGCGACTCTTTACTCCAGTATTTTCTTTGCAGAAAGATTTACTAATGGTCCATACGCTATTCAAAACAACGGTGACCAAATTAAGGTTACTTTAAACGTCAGCCTAGACTGACCCTATATACTAGAGACCCAGTTTTTAGTTATCTTTTGTGGGGGTTGCAATTTTGCAATCCTCATTTTTAATGCTTGTTAGTGTATGTCCGTTTATTCCTATAATACACAAGGAATATTTCCATCAATCATTCGCGCTGCGAGTGAAGGTTTGGGCAGCTTTTCATATGTTTATGAACCAAGTATCATTGATCGGTATAATGAACTTGATTATGGATCATTAGCATTTAACCCAACTCCAGTAACTGCAACTGAAACTGTAGCAGTAGATAATTTAAATGCTACTTTAACAAATATATTTTTAACAAATTCGGGGACAGGCACAGGAGCAACAGGTGGATTTAATATTGGTAGACATATTAGATTCAATAGTGCTAATAAACCTAGAACAGTAGAATTTAGTTTACCAAACAATATCAATTCTTCACTGACCTTTGAGGTAATTAGAGGCAATGATATCAATGGTGGAGAAGATCCCGATACTGTTGCCGAGAGTTTAAACTTAGAGTATTATGATGGAAGTTCGTGGACTTCTATTGATACTGTAGTAGCGCATAATGACACTACATTTAATACTTTAAAATCTGTAGAAATTACAATTCCTTCTGTAGCGAGAACAGCAGGTACACAATTTAGATTAATACAACTAGATCATAGTGGAAACGATTGGGATCACTATGGATTAAAATCAGTAACATATACACATACAACAACTCCAGTATTACCAACAATAAATTTTGGTAATATTTCAGATATCAATGCCACACTAGAAGATTACGGCAGAGTTGTTTATGTAACTAATGTAGAATCTTTCGGATTTGTTAAAGTTGTTAGTGAAGCGTCTTGGAAGGCGACTAGCACTTACGAAGGTAGAGGTATTGCGTTTACCTTTGGTAGACAGACTTCACCAGCAGTATACGGTTATATCGTTGACGGAAAAGTCAAGGGTCTTAGTGGTACAAGCACAGAGGTATTTTCTCCGAAGCACAATGGTGTTGGAAGTACCTCTGTACTTGGACAATCGCCTATTGGTATCGGTGTTGGTATTCTCGGTTCCGGTACTCTATTTACGATTGCAAGTACAGATGATGCATTCGTATCAACATGGACTAGTAGCGGATATATTAGCAAGGTTACAGGTACTGCAAGAGATATTACTCTTGTACATGAAACAGGATTTGGAGATCTATTCACCCTATCTAATGGACAGCAACGCGCTACAAATGCGTTCGTTGGATCTGGTGGACTTAAACTGGTTAGCAGAAAACCAGAACTTTCAGAACTATCAGACGAAAAACACACAGAAAGATACATCAATGATAGTATCATTGAATTCTCTAAGGCAGACTATGGTTATCTAACTATATGTCATCCAAGTGATATTGAAGATGTATCCGGAACATTATCTGGAACATCTTCCGGATGTATTGTACGTGTAGGATCAACTGCGAGTATTGATCCAGGAACAACTTATGATGTAAGTCTAGGTGCTAATGCTCCTAGTAACTTTATTGACTATGGTCTAATATCAGAATCTGCTGCACCACAGGTAGACTTTGGTAATATCTTAACGACTAGCAATCTTATTCCGTTTGGATTGTTCCATCTTGATCCAGAAAATGGAGCGCAGTTTGCGTTTAATCCAACTTGGACAAGTAGAGGATACATCAGTAAACTTACTGGTGAAGCTAGTGTTCCTCTGGATGTATCCGTATTTGGTACAGGAACCATCAGGAAACTCGGTGGTGATTCTATTACCAACTTTGCTCTGTTGCAACCAGGTGATGGTTTATTTGGATTCCGTAGTGATACTGAAATTGGTATTACCGTTGGTATTACCGGAACAGGATTTATTCCAACTCTTAGTGGCGCTGCAGAGTCCGTTACCTTTAATCCAGAAGAAAAAGATTTATTGTTCTCTCTTATTGGAGAGGCAACATTCTCCTTTAATCCCAACTGGGTTGGTAGTGGTGTTCTATTCACGCTAC